GAACCAGTGACTTATTGCTTGTAAGGCAACCACTCTACCGCTGAGTTAATCTCCCTGGAGCCCCCGACAAGACTTGAACTTGCGACAACCGCTTTACAAAAGCGGTGCTCTACCAGCTGAGCTACAAGGGCGAAAGGTGATGAGTGCCCATCACCAGCAGAAGACACTTTCTGCATTTTTCACTGCATTAGAGGGCAGTGAGAATATGATAGAATCAGACATTTCCAACCCTATCAACTCCACAACCTGGATTCGAACCAGGGACCAAGTGATTAACAGTCACCGACTCTACCGCTGAGATATTGTGGAATATTTGCGTGACCTTCTCTATGACAGTTAGCACAGAGAAGGTCACACTTATCTAACTCTTCGGTTAGTTTGTCTTTTGACACTAACCTCATTTTTTGCCAAACAAACTCTTTTTGAGAAGGGTCTCTATGATGAAACTCTAAAGCACCATAATACTTAGAGTATCCACAAGACTGACACTTACCACCTTTATACTCAATAGCATCAAGTTTGCGTTTTCTCCAACGCTCAGCAAAGATTTTGTTATTACAAGATTTGCAATATGACTGAAGACGATTGCCTTTTTTATAAGCGTTACTTTCAGTCAGTTCTATTGAGCAGGTAGAGCAGTTAGGCATAGTTAGAAGGTATGGATAAACTTATTTAGTTTATCCAACGGGTTAGGCTGGATTCGAACCAGCGACTCACGCTTTAGAAGAGCGTTACTCTGTTCCACTGAGTTACTAACCCAAGAGACCTCCCTGTTTGTGCTTCTATGAGAGGCATGGGAGGGGTGGGATTTACTTGAGGTTTGGACCCCCAACACCCATGAGACAATCATACCAGTTCAGGATTTGATTGTCAAGTGGGAAATGGTGGATTTGAACCACCGTAGGCAGAGCCAAAAGATTTACAGCCTTCCTCTGGCACCTACCCATCCATAAATAATCATACCAATAAGAAAGCAGATTGTCAATGTATATTGCAAGAAGATTAAACGGTCAAGGAGACTGGATTTATCTAGTTGCAGATTCCCAGTGGACCACTCAAAAACAATTTGCTAGAAAGTTTACTACGGAGTCTGAAGCAATATATGCTGCAGATCCTAATGGTATTTATGAGTTAGAGATAGAAATAGTTTAATCCCAGTCTGGCATATATTCGATTGAGATCACTTCATCATCTTCACTATTGGAATCTAACCACTCTGCAAACTCTTGTTGAATCGAGTGAGCATCTTCAACGCATTGTAGAGGATCTCGTTTAACGCCATCACAAAGAGTGTGTATACGATCGATTGCCCATTCATTAATTTCATGAACAGTTTCTGAGAGAGATTCAATATCAGGCATAAACTAATTTTTTAGTATAAGTATAAGCGTACTGTTCACGATATCCTTTGATTCCCCATCCCAACCAATAGTATGCGGCAACCATATATTGATGAACTGGCATACCACTACCTTCAAATTCTGGTAGAAGTTTTTGGAAGATATGTTCGTTAATCATATATCGGGTTTGACCTTCAAGTGAAGATGGATCACACCCATAACGTTTACAGAAGGATCCTAGACCATTATATCGACCTATAGAGGTCCACTGAATAAGACCATAACCCCCACTACGGCAAGCGTTGTAAGGAACTCTAGCCCCTCCTTCGCAAATGTTGGGATGGAAGTTGCTTTCAGACTTAATGTTTCCCATGATCGTAGCAAGTGCATTGCGATCTGAGATCTTGGTTTTTTCTTGGAGTTTTTCCAAAACATACTGTTCGTTTTTATTGCATGTAGGGCATTTCCAGGTTTTCGTCTCAACTTCCAATTTCACGATTTTTTCTGGATTCACTGTTCCCACTACAGGAATCGCTTCTCCACTCATTAGTTCAGCATGTGTGCTGGTACATCCAAGAGTTGCCAATGAAACTGCTGTGACGGCGAAAAGTTTTTTAAAAAGCATTAATACGTATTGAACTCTACATCCGTATAGAGAAAGGGCATATCCCCACTTCTCAGGGGGCAGACTCCACGGCTCTAAAATCAATCAAAATCTCATAATAAAAAACCCACCGAAGCGGGTCTTGTGCATGATACCAGAATATTTATGGTTTGTCAAAGATCAGGGTTTGAATACACGTCCCCAACCATCTTTTCCATTTGGACACCAGCGAACTGCTAGTTCTGATTTCTTATAGACTGCACCACGTCCATTATATACATCAGAAGAGTAACCATCGTTGAGAGATCCATAAGGATCATTCACAACATAGTCTTCGCCCTTCTTACCAATCACCACACACATATGTCCACCTCTAGGGGCAGACAATGGACCACGATGAAGGATACCGATGACAACTGGGAGACCTAATGCAAGTTCTGTATCAAGATCATTAAAAGAAAGATCATAATGGAACGTTGATTTCAAACCATACATGTTCAATACTTTAGTCTGAACTGTGTGATCTGTGGTATCACCAACGTTGAATACTTTTTGGACATATGCATCATCACCCTTTGCCCCTTTGAGTGTGCCTGGTTTGAAATACTCAAGTACCATAGCACAGGAAGATGAGTTGCAAGTGCGTTCTCCATCCCTATAGTTGTCAGTCTGTGGAAAGAAAGGAACTTCCATTACAGATGACTTTGGTTTTTGTCTGTATAGTTTGACCCATTCAGAGTCATCAGACAGAAACTCTGGTGGAAGATTATCTTCTAACCATTGAACAGCAGCAATGTGCTGCTGATTATCTTCAGAATAATACTTGAAGAAATTGTGTAGATCGACGTTCATATAGTGCCGATAAAGAGGCACAATATTTAGATAATATTATAGCAAATTTTTGCTTCCCCTTGTGATGGAGGAGCAATCTGAGAGAAAGCACCATAAGAGAGATCTAGATCTCTTCCACGAATGTAAGGACCACGATCATTCACACGAACAATAACAGAAGCACCATTGCGCTGATTAGTTACCTTCAGTTTAGTTCCAAAGGGCAACCATCGATGAGCAACTGTTTTCCCATAAGCGTTATATCGTTCTCCATTAGCAGTGGTATTTCCATGAAAACCATCACCAACTCCATAGTGCGACGCATAACCACAAGTCGCTGCACTTGCCTGTAAAGGAAGTACAGCGACCAGGGAAAATGCTGTTGTAAGTAAACTTCTAAGCATTAAATAAAACTGAAATCTGCATTCACCTCTTGCCTATGGCATGGGTGACTCAAAGTAATCCTTGCGGTAATACCGACCAAGAATGTTGCTATTATAGAATGCAGGGACTCCATCTGTCAAGCTCTTTGTCAAAACGTCATGAAGGAAGAGTTGGCGGGTCTCTTCGTAGTTTACTCTGCCAGGAGTTTCATGTAAGGAGAGGATTTCTCTAGTAAAATCGTCCCGTCCATACTTTGCAATATCTTCTTTAAGCTCTGGACAACTTCCATAGTAGTTGCGCCAGTTACTCTCACTTGTAACTCTTCTCCGCTTTCCAGTCTTATTACTACTTCTAGGCTTTCGTTTTGAAAAGAAATATTTTCTTCCAATATATTGCCTCTTGGTGGTCTTGCTGGCAATACGGTAAACAAAGCCATAGTTGTCCCCAATATCAGACCCGTCAAAGACGCTGCCACGATAGATCCAGGGATTTGAATACTCTTTATTTTCTGCCACATGTTCATGATGATCTCTCCTTATTTATTCGGTCCCAGTTGATGACTGCATCGTTCCAGTCTCCTCCCCACGGATCTGGAAATGATCCTCCCAATCTTTTTTCATCGCTCCCAATGCCCAAGCATCCGTCAGTTGTTTCGGACCCTCGTTCAACAACTGGATTTGAAATGCTGATAGACCAGCCTTCCTCTCCAAATAGTCCCTCCTCCACGATCTCTGCTTTATTTGATCTTTGTTCATCTTCCTTGTCCCAGATCTCCCCCATGTATTTGACTTGTTTGTCCACATCTGCCATTGTGAGGTCAACTTTACCTTCGACCCACTTTTCATAAATCCATTGTATCAAACCAAGGGCAAGATGATTGATGGGGAACTTTTGTTTGTTCGCCCATCTCTTGCCCTTAGTATACCAAGTATCTTCGCCACCCCATTGATATTCAAACTTATAGTTGAAATCCTGCGAAGGTGTCTTTTTTGACATCTTGTTTAATGCCTCCGACGACATATGATTCGACCTCTGTTTCTTGAGGAGCGACCTGGAGACCCTTAGAAGAGATCCAGTGTTGTGTCCATGGCAGAGGATTGTTACTAGCGGGAACATCATATTGTGGTTTCAAACCAATCGCTTTCAGACGACGATTAGCAACCCACTCAACATATTTCTGAAGAAGTTTGTCATTCAAACCAATCATTGATCCATCTTTGAACAGATACTCTGCCCAACGCTTCTCTTCATCAACACAACGATTGAACATTGCATATACCCATTGCTCTTCTTCTTGAGCAATTTTCTTCATGTCAGGATCGTCACCTTCTCTCCACTTATTCAAAATATTCTGAGTTATCGCCAGGTGCTGGTTCTCGTCTCTTGCAATAAGGGAGATGATCTTAGCGGATCCCTCCATAAGCTTAAGTTCACCAAATGCAAAAGAGCAAGCAAAACTGACATAAAAGCGAACGCCTTCCAAGATATTGACATTGGCGACTGCTCTGTAGAGATTTCTCTTGACTTCATAGAGATTATCCAATGCGTTTGGAACACCTTCTAATCTATGTTGCCACTGATTACCAGATCCATATTCCTGAGCACTAGCAATGAAAGAATCATATGACTCTGTAACGCTTCTAGAACGCTCTAGAATGCGTTCATCTTTAGTAATAGTGTCAAATACCTCAGAGGGGTCAGAATAAATGTTCTTAATGATGTAAGTGTAAGAACGACTATGAATCATTTCCATGAATCCCCACACTTCCATACATGCTTCCAGTTCTGGAAGTGAGCAGTATGGAAGAAACGCCATTGCAGGTGCTCTTCCCTGAACAGAATCAAGCATAATTTGATACTTCAAGTTAGAAGTATAGATGTGCTTCTGTTCAGGACGCAATGTATGATAGTCCCCACGGTCCTTCTGGAGAGAAACCTCTTCGGGTCTCCAGAAGTAACCAAGTTGTTGTGTTGTTAGTTTTTCAAAAACTGGATATTTGTAAGAATCGTATCTTTGAACTCCTAGTGGAGCACCAAAAAACATTGGTTGTTTTTTGGTATTCACTTGCTCTGTATTAAAAACTGTCATGCCGCCAATGTGGGTAGCGGGTCTATTTTCGATTTTAGAAACTTTAAACTGCACAGGATTCACACTCTCCCTCCTCTACTTGTGATAGTTCTGCTACTAGAGCATCGAGTTCGTTTTTCTTTTCAGGTTCTACTTCATCATTCTTACTGTCGTAGGTGTTCTGATAATAAGAAGTTTTCCACCCATACTTATATGTAGTCAAAAGGTCTTGTGCCATGACGGACACTGGAACCTCATTGTCATTATAGTTTTCTGGATTGTAACTCCAGTTACCAGAGATTGCCTGATCGAAGAACTTTTGCATCATGGCAACAACATTGATGTATCCACGATTACTTTCCATATCCCAAAGCAATGTATAGTTATTCTTCAGGGAAGAATATTGCGGAACAATCTGCTTAAGGGGTCCCTTTTTGGATTTCTTAACGGACAGGTATCCACGGGGAGGTTCGATTCCATTTGTTGCGTTTGACACAACGGAACTGCTCTCCGATGGCATTTGTGCGGACAACGTGCTGTGTCGCAGTCCATAGATTTTGATATCATCCCGTAAAGAATTCCAATCATGCTGATATGTAACAGAACTTATTTCATCAACTTCTTTTTTATATGTGTCAATCGGAAGAATACCATCAGCGTACTTTGTGCGACCAAAGTATTCACAATGACCCTTTTCTCTAGCAAGATTATTGGATGCCTTTAACAGATAAAACTGGAAGGACTCAGAGAGTCCGTGGACAGCATCCCATGCCTCTTGAGAATCGTATTTGAACCCAAGCTTAGCAAGATAGTGGGCAAGACCGATAAAACCGATTCCAAGCGATCTCCGTGCCTTTGTAGCGATCTCTGCTGCTTTGACTGGATACTGTTGATAGTCAATCAGTTCATCCAACCCACGAACTGAAAGATCACAAAGTTCTTCCAACTCTTCATCAGACTTTACTTTGCCGACATTGATAGCAGACAGAATACACAAGGCAATCTCTCCAAACTGATCATCAATGTGATCGATAGGATCTGTAGGAAGTGTGATCTCCTGACACAGATTACTCATGTTCACTTTATCTTTGAACGATGAGTGTGAGTTGCAGTGATCGATATTCATGATATAGATTCGACCAGTCTCTGCTCTCTCTTTCAGGAGATCCAGAATGAGTTCTTGAGCTCGGATAGTCTTTCTTGGAATAGATGCATTTCGTTCATAACCCACATATAACTCGTCAAATCGATCAGTGCCAAAAGCATCATACAAACCAGGAACATCGTGGGGAGAGAAGAGTGAGACTTCTTCGTCTTTGATAAAACGCTCATAGAACAGTTTGCTGATTTG